CACACATCGGCGAGCAAGCGGTCCTGATGAAAGAAATCTTCACCACTGGCACCGCTGCGGATGCAACGGCATGGGGCTATCAGGAACGCTACGGTGAGTACCGTTACAAGCCCTCAATGGTGACTGCTGAAATGCGGTCATCCTTCGCACAGTCTCTCGATACGTGGCATCTCGCTCAGGACTTCGCCACGGCTCCCGCTCTCAATGCGGCGTTCATCGAGGACAACCCGCCGATCGACCGCGTCATCGCGGTCACGTCCGAGCCTCACTTTATTATGGACGTGTTCCATAAATTCCGCGCAGCCCGGCCCATGCCCGTGTTCGGCGTGCCCGGCTTCATTGATCGCTTCTAATGGAAGCGCTCCTTCCTAGCCTGATATCAGCAGGCGCAAACATCTTCGGCGGCGTTATGTCCGGCCAAGGTGCAGCAAACAACAACGCGACCTCATGGCAGATCGCGCAACAGAACATGCAACTGCAAAGGGAAACCAATGCTCAGCAAGTCCAACTGTTTCACGAGAACCAAGACTGGCAAGAGCGTATGTCTAACTCGGCTTACCAGCGACAGATGCAAGACATGCGAGCTGCTGGACTTAACCCTATCCTCGCTTATCAAAAAGGCGGCGGGGCGTCGTCCCCGGCCACTAATCCTCCTAGCCTCACCGCACCTCAGGGGAAGGTTGATCTGCAAAACCCTCAGGCAGAAATCGGCCGTGCCATAGGCATGGCCGCTAGTTCGGCCGTCGATGCGTATAAAAACACGCAAGCGGCCGAACTCACAAAAACCCAAAACGAAATCGCGGGTAAAGAAGTCGTCAAACGCGGCTTCGAGTCCAATAAAGCTATGTGGGACTCAAATACGGCGAAAGAAATCTATAACCGTACCAAAATGGAAACCGAGGACTACGGCAAAGCCGGTAAGTCCGGTATCGGTGAACAGGCCATCACCGCCGAGCGAATCGCTCGGCGTATCTCCGCTGAACTGGGCGTCCCGATGGAAAACATCGTGCCGCTTCTTAAGTCTCAACTCGGCATCGCAGTACCACCACCATCGGAGCCAGCACCATGACAAAATCTGCCCAGGGCGAACCCGCCCGCTACTCGTTCTACCGTCCTCACAAGCGCGTCGTGTTCAAAAACGAGCGCGTAAATCTCGCTACTGGCGAAATCATCGTTGAGGAATCACGTACTAAGCAGTCCTTCATCGAGGAGTGCGACCTCAACAACATCTCGCGGCAATTCAAGCCGCACGAACTCAAAGAGATCATGGCGCGCAACGTCGCTCTCGGGGTCTTCGAAAACCTTCCCGATCAAATCGACTATCAAGGCGCGCTCAATCTCGTCATGGAAGGCTCCAAAGCCTTCTCTGCTCTCGATAGCGGCCTACGTGCCCGCTTCGAAAACGATCCCGCTCAATTCATGGAATTTATGAGCGATCCTAAAAATCAAGAAGAGGCTATCAAACTCGGCCTCGCTAAGGACAATCGTCCGCCAACATCACCCGTCCCGGAACCTACGCAACCGGCAAACAACATCGGCAACTCAAATAAGCCGTCAGCAGAACCCGTCTCGTAAAAAATCAATCTCTCTACCTTAATAAAAAAATCACTCAGACGGAAAACTAGCTGTCAATTATTAAAAACAAACTATCCCCCGGTAAGCGTAACGGGGCGGAAACTGGGGCAGCGCTGGTAATCCAGCCGCTGCCCCAACTGCGTCAGGCCTACCCTGCCAAGCCTCTTAAAATGCCCGTAGGGCATGGGATCTCCCCCCCTTCGTAAGGGGGGGAACAAGGGGGGGTTTGTCTCCCCAAGGGCCGATT